TATGATCATTCATAATATCCAGTGTTGCTAAAGATGATCCAGGTAATGATGCCTCACAGCAAGACAATTCAAGATATTCTACAGGTGTGCTTGATATTTGAGCATTTTGACTTATAAAAGTCTGAGCAGTCGAAGGCACACCAGTAATTAATACGGAGTAGTGAGATGTTAATGCTGGTCTTAAAATACTAGATTTTAATTGGGCAACCGTCTTTGGAGCAGCCATCTATAAATAAAACTACTGTTATATTATATGTAGTCAAGATAAATGGGAGAAAGTATAAAAAGTAAATATAAACCAGAAAATCCAGAGAAATATAAAGGTAATCCTAATAATATAATTTGTAGAAGTAGTTGGGAAAGAAAATTCTGTAGGTGGTGTGATTTAAATGATAGTATTCTTGAATGGGCAAGTGAGGAATTTTTCATACCATATGTGTCTCCTATTGATAAAAGAGTTCATAAGTATTACCCAGATTTTATCGTAAAAATGAAAGATAGATCTGGATCAATAAAAACTTATGTAATAGAAGTAAAACCAAAAAGACAAACTTTACCACCAGTAAAAAAATCAAGGGTAACAAAAAATTTTATCTATGAAGCAAAGACTTATGAAGTAAATAAGGCAAAGTGGAAAGCGGCGAAAGAATGGTGTGAAGATAGATTGCTAGAATTTAAAATCATTACAGAAGACGATCTAGGTATCAAATAATGGCAAGAGAAATAAACAGGATTAAATTATTACAGTCAAAAATAAAAAGAGTAACAGATCCAGAAGATCTAATGATTTTTATTATGGATGCATTAAAAGATATTGACTTAATACCTATACCAGGAAAACATTATACATTTGTTTATATACCAAAAACTCCAGGTATAACATATGATCAACACCCATTAATAACATGTTTAGAAGTTCAAAGATGGGGATTTAAAGGATATAACTATCACTGGAGAGAACCAAAAAACTACACCTGGATAGAAGTAGTTGGTCAATTACATCATGTTAGAAACAATGAATTAAGCGATTTACAAAATATCCAATACGCCAAATTTATTACTAAATAAATACAAGCTCTTCTTCAAAACGGAAGATTAATAGTGCCCATACAAAATACACCTACAAGCCAAACAACACTGTTTCCAGTTCAAACTGGAACTACAACGGGAAGATTTGGTATACAAATAAATCCACAAAATCCAAACTCGGCACCAAATATTGTAGATCAAAACGGAAACGTTGTTGCAAACTGGAGTGCTACTACAAATTCTTGGACACCGTTAGACGCAAATACAACTGTAGGTACAGATAATACGCCCATAGGAGCATTTTTAAATCAGAATTCAAACGTATTTACACAAAATACAACAGCAATACTCAATAAATTACCTACTGACCAAAAACAATCTTTTGTAAGTTCAAATTCATTTCAACCTTATACTACTTGGGTTGGTAATCAAGCACCAGCACAACCAACAGGAACGTCTGGTGGCGATTCAAATAATACGAATACTGGAGATGGAACTGGAAGTAGTACTTCTACACCTTTTAGTGGATTAACAACACAACAAGTAAATTCATTTAATGTCACTGGAAAATCTGGAAAAAGAAATGATTATGGAAATTTAATTTATCCTAAAGATGTTGGTAGAGAAGAACATGATTGGATAAAATTCACAATAATGGAATATGGAAATAGAGGAATAGCACAATCGGGAATAGAATTTTCAGATAGATCATTTGGTAATAGTTTGGGATCAGTAAAATTACCAATACAATCACAAATATCAGACAGTAATTCAGTAAAGTGGAATGAAAATGTAATGAATGCTGGTCAATTAGTTGGTACTGGTATAATGATGTCTGGCATTCAAGGTGGTGTTGAAGAGGCATTTACTGCAGCATTTACTGCAGCGCAAGGAGTAACACAAAATCAACAAGTAAACGATTCAGTTAAAACAATAATTGCATCATATTTTGCAGAGCAAGGAACAGGTGCTACAAATATACAATCAAGGTTATTTGGTGCTGTAGTAAATCCAAATTTAGAATTACTTTTTGAAGGTCCAGCATTAAGACCTTTTAATTTTGCATTTAAATTAAGTGCCAGAAATAAATCTGAAGCAGATGAAATAAAAAAAATTATTAGATTTTTTAAACAGGGAATGGCAGTTCAAAGGAGTGAGAAAAATCTATTTTTAAAAGCACCACATGTTTTTGAAATAAATTATATTTTTAAAGATAGTGATAGTCATCCAGGATTAAATAAAATTAAAAAGTGTGCTTTACAAACATTTAATGTTGACTATACACCAGAAGGTTCTTATATGGCGTTTGATGAAGATGGAACAATGGTTTCTTATGGATTGCAAATGCAATTTATGGAACTAGAACCAGTTTATGAAGATGAGTATGGATCAAATACACAAGAAATAGGTTACTAAAAATGTCAAATTACTTCTCAAAGGTTCCAAATTTAGAATACGTAAGTAGACTAAAAGATAATCGTTCAGCAAACGATTATATTGAAGTTAAAAATTTATTCATGAGATCAAAAGTAAGAGAAGATATTTTTAATAACCTTTCTTACTTCCAACAATATAGTGTTGTTGGTAATGAAAGACCAGATAATGTTGCATATGAAATCTATGGAGATGAAAATTTAGATTGGGTTGTTTTAATGTCAAATAACATTATGAATGTATATGATGAATGGCCAAAAACTCAAGATGAATTAGACAAATATTTACTATCAAAATATGGATCATATGATACTTTATATAATGGTATTCATCATTATGAAACCACAGAATACAAATCAACTGATGGAATTACTATTGTTCAACCAAATTTAATTGTCGATGAAACTTTCTATAATGCACCTCAATATTTGGTTGAACCAAATACTAACGTAGTATTACCAAAACCAATACCAGGAAAAAATGCAACTGCAACTCCAGTTGTTTCAAATACTCAAATATTATCAGTAACTATCAATGAAGTTGGAACTGGTTATACCTTTGTACCAGGAGTTTCTTTTTCAATCCCAGATGAAGTAGTAACTGCTACTGCAATTGCAAATCTTTCTTTAGTTGAAGGTGAAAGAGAAGTAGGAATAATCACAATAACAAATCGAGGAAAAGGTTATACCGCACAACCAACAGTAACATTTTCAAGTCCACCACCAACAATACCCCCAGTAGTTACAGCAGTTTTAGGTATTGGAGGTTCAGTTACTAGTGTTGGTATTGAAAGTGGTGGTGCAGGATATACATTTATTCCAGAAGTAACATTCTCGACACCAGAAGATATCGTCGGAAATGCTGCTTTATTAAACCAATCTACGTTTACTACTGGAGAAGGTTTAGAAGGAATGTATGTTTCACCAGACGGAACTTATCTAATAACCGCTCATGGTGACTTGGGATATACACAAGGAAAAATAAAACAATATGAACTAACAACACCATGGGATATTACCACAGGAACATTTGTTAGTTCATATACATTAAATAGTGGATTAAATTTCACATATGCTACAGGTGTTGAGTTTAAACCAGATGGAAGAGTAATGTATGTATCTGGTTTAACAGCATCTGGATATAGAATAGCATCATATAATTTATCAACTGCATGGAATATTACAACAGCATCTTTTAATAATAGCGTTTCTGTACCAGCACCATCTGGAGTAAGACTTCAAGATAATGGTAGATTTATGTTTGTTCTTGATGCAAACAATCCAGATTCTATTAGAAAATACTCATTATCAACTGCATGGAATATTGCAACAAAATCTGCAGTTGAAATTGATTCCGTAAATTTATATGAATTAACAAATGAAGATTGGTTTTTAGGATTTTCTTTTAGTGATGATGGTACACAACTATATGCTGCAGGAAATACCACAGATAAAGCATATGTTTTCAATTTGACTACTCCATGGGTAATCAGTAGTGCAGTTTTAGTAACTCAATTGAACGTTTCACCACAAGACAACGCGATAACAGATCTTTATATAAATGATCTAAAAACTAGATTGTTTATTTCTGGAGCACAAAATCAAAAAATATATGAGTACAATATTGATTTAACTGCTAGAGGGTATGCTGTTATTGGATCAGAAAGAATAGTTCAGATAGTAGTTACCAATCCAGGTGGTGGTTATAGAAATCCACCAATAATTACAATAGAACCACCAATTCCAGCACGAACTGCAGTTGGATATGCATTAATAAACGAAGGTATAGTAAGTGAGGTTATAGTAACAGACCCTGGATATAACTATAGAACCAGTCCTATTATTACATTCTCTAGTCCACCTACACCAATTCAAGCAGAAGGATATGCAAAAATATTCCAAGGAGGAATAGAACAAATCGTAGTTACAAATAAGGGAAGTGGTTACACATCTCCACCATCCGTTACTATAGGTCCTCCTGGAAATATTTACGAACCTCAAATAGGAGAAATATATGAAAACAAAGGTGTTAAATGGAGATTTAATGGATATAACTGGTACAAAAAAGTAACCAAAGGAATAATTTACCGAGATAATGGTATTGGCGTAGATGTAGAAATTCCTGGTTATGATTGTTCAGTTCCAATAACAAATTATGAGTATGAGATAAGATTAGAAAATAAAAAGCGCCAAATTTATTTAATAAAACCAAGATATCTAAATCTAGTATTAGAAGATTTTGAAAGACTTATGACATACAATGAAGGTTCTGAACAGTATGTGTCCAGAACCTTAAAGAGGGGAGATAACCCTAGATTTTATGAGTAATCAACTTTCAGCAAGACGCTGGAAATAACTCATTGCATCATCATCTTCATCTTCATCATAACTATTAGAGGAAGAAGAACTGATAGAATTTAGTTCTTCTTTAAGATCCGAAGGAAGTTCAGAAGACTGACGACGACTTTCAAAATTAGGAGCATAAGATCCGCGATCTTTATCCTCCTCTTCATTATGCTCATCAGGATCTTGGTAACGGGTAGTTCCTTTTTGACCAAGAACATATTGAAGACGCTTTTCAAGTTCTTCATATGTTTTAAATTCTGAAGGTGCAATAAGTTGACTTAGAGAATATTGCTTTTTCCAAATTGCTTCCATTGCATCATCGTCATCAAGAAGAGGTGCGGGACGATCGAATTCAGATTTATCATAATTCCAATACCCATCTACCTTACGAATTTTCAGTTTAAAGTTTGCACCTTGCCAAAAATCAAAGGGATTGATAGGAGTTTCATCTTCAAACTCTGGTTGCATTGCTGCCATAATCTTATCAAAGATTTTTGCACCATATTTGAAGAGGAAAACTTTTCCTTCATTAGAAGGATTTGCAGGATCTTTAACTACATAAATGTTGGAATAATAAGAAAGTTTACGTTTTTGTTTACGTACAGTTTCTTTATCCTTTTCGTTACCACTATTCCACAGTCCACGATTATATTCGGATACTGGATCTTTTTGTCCGATTGTGGTTAAAGAATTCTCAATATACCAACCACCAGGACCTTGGAAACCATGGGCATACATTTTCACCCAAGGAAGATCTTCTCCCTCTGGAGCAGGAAGGAAACGAACAACAGCATAACCATTACCTGTTTTATCCATTTCAGGTTTCCAGAGACGGTCATCACCGTTACCAGAAGAAGTATTCATCTTCTCCATCTCTTTAACAAGTTTTTGAGTAAGAGAACCAAGAGAAGATTGCTTTTTAAGATCTGAGAAAGACATTAGATTACCTCGTATTACGTTGTATTTGGCCTTTGGGTGCCCTATAGGGCATCTGCGGTGGGCACTTACCTAATATAATGCAGATGCCCGATGGTGTCAAGGGTTGTTTTCGATGTGTTCTTTCATTTGAACAATCAGTTTTTGCATATTAGAAAAAATTACATTCATATCCACATTATGTGGAAGACCCATCATTTCAGCAGACTTAGAAATATTATCTTTCATTTTCTTCGCTTCTGGATCATCAGATAAAGAAAGGCGTGTGTAAAGTATTTTTTGTTTATCTAAAAGACGCTGAAGTAAGTCAACATGCTGCATTTTACCTTTGGAGTCCATTTGATAAAATTTAAATATACTATTGTAAAGTTCTTCTTGAAGTTCAGAAATTTCTGCCATTTCTGCTCTTACAACCTCAGATTCAAAAAAACTCATAATACACACTCCTTTAAAATTTTTTTAAATTTAAATATATCAATATTTAGAAATTGAGAATATTTTTTTATTTTTAGTGAGATAATTTCCCAAACTGGATCTAACAACTTTTTATCAAAAGAACTTGAAAAATTTAAAATTTTATTTAATATAACAAGTGTTTCTAAAGATATATTGTTTTGTAAATACTCTTTTATAATTTGTGGATGTTTATTAGTTTCTAGTTTAAACATCTTATCAAAATTATCTTTATTAAAAATACTTTCAATCTCAGATTTAAATGTGTAAGATAATGATTGTTGCCTCTTACACCAATTTAAATATCTATCTTCACCTTCTCTAATTATTTCACCAATCCACAATGATTGTGGATCATCACACAATACAAAATTAGAGACAAAAAAATCTACTACTTGTTGATCATTTTTTTGTCTCGACAATCTTTCAAACCAATACCTATCTTTCCTTTTATAAAATGTATTTAATTGAACTCTGGTTTTACCACAATATTTGTGATAATCATATTTTTCTTTTGTGAAATGACTTTTTAAAGAAACATATGTTTTATAAACATCAAATGGCGTCATAGGTCCTAAAAATAAAAAAAGTTTCCTGTAAAAAATTACAGGAAATTATATCAAAAGATTAATTTTGCTCTAGAAGTTCTTTTTAAAAAGTTTAATTCCATTGCATCATATTTAATTTTTTCTTTTAATGGTTTTGAAATAAGTTTAGGTACAGATTCAAGATCAATGTTATTTTTTTCACAAAAATAAATGATTGCATCAATATAATTCATTTCTTTATTGATTTGAACAATACGTTCTATTTCCTGTGCAAATTTAGATGGACAGAAAAATTTAGTTTCTAATACTTTTTCAAATTCGTTTCCTAGTCTACTCTCCATAGTCTCCAAGCTTGGATTGAACAAACTCTCTAATATACTCGGTGAGAAGTTTAATGTACTTTGCTTTGTCATATTCTTCATAAACAACACATTCTCCGTTTTCACAAGACATAATAATCACAAGTTTTTTAATGCTGATACCAGTCAATTCATAAAGCATACAACCATATGCCATACACTGAACAAAATAATGTTCGATCCAATCAACTGGTTTTGGTTTTTTGGAAGTTTTAAAATCTATAATTGCGAGTTCCCCATTGTACTCAGCGATACAATCTACAGTACCAGCAATTCCCAGTACTTTACTATACAGAGAACCTTCTAACGCATAGATATTATTTATCTTATCTAATTCTGGTCTAGCAATTTTAAATAAGTAATCAGATAATGGTTGTACTTTAGGTAATTCTGGAATATTATATAGGTAGTTTTCAACCAGACTATGCATATCAGTACCTCTACTGGTTGCTTGTCTGGTTATTTTATCTGCGGTTTCCTCACCTACTCGTTTTCTCCACTGAGCAAAAAACTTTTTATTCTTATGACTTGTAACTGAAGTAATAGAAACTAATTTAATAAGTTCATTGTTATCTGGAACTTTATAGTACCTAACACCATCAATGGTTTCCCGTTGTAAATTAGGTAATCTCAAATCAACGTGAGTAAACATATGCATTATTTCAATTTGTTTAATAATTTATCTCTCAGATCAAACCATTTAACTCTTTTTTCAAGGTAATGTGACATTGCCTCATCAATAGTTTTTTCGTCCATACCATTTGTCCTACCTCTCAATTTATCTAGAAATAACTGGTTTGATCTGTATTCGTAAAAAGAAGTGGCAGCAGATATAATCTCTGCCAGTTCTTCTTTTAGAGAGTTGTTATTAATATTATGATGTTCTTGATAAATTTTAACTAAATCAAGATAATCATTTTCTAAATGATATTGGATATGTTTACTATCACCTCCAGAACTAAGACAAATAACAGTATAAAAATCTTCAAATTGCTTTACCCATTCAACATACTCATCAAAGGAAAGCATAGGAACTTGTTCTTTAAAAGAATTAAAAACAACAATTTCTTCTTCTGCTAATCTTTTCTTTGCATATAATTTAGAAAGATTTTTAAACTCATCATCAGTCATTTACAGTCCTAATTGTGTTTTAGCAATAATGTATTCTTTACACAAACCAGAACGAACAATATCTTCCACACCAAATTCAATTAAATCAAAAGATGGCATAACTCTCAAAATCTTTAAGAAATCAATAATACCGTTTCGTTCATTTGTTTTCACTAGATCAGACTGAGTAGCATCACCACAGAAACAAATTTTTGTGTCTTCACCCACACGAGTAATTATACTATCTAATTCATGGAAATTCAAGTTTTGGAATTCATCTACAATAATAATTGCTTTATCTAAAGTTGTTCCACGAATGAAAGATGTTGACCAAAAACTAATTGTTCCTTGGGTTTTTAGATTGCCATAGAGCATTTCAAAATCTGCATCTGTTGGCATTTGGAACATGTACTTAACCATGTTCTTATATGGAATTTGATACAATGAAGATTTATCTTCATGATCTCCTGGAAGAAATCCAATTTCACGAGTTGCTACAAGTGAGCGGACGATATAAATTTTTTCATATGGAGAGTTCTCATCAAGAACATCTCTTAAAGCATTATAAAGTGTGATGAATGTTTTTCCAGTTCCCGCTGCACCATATGCTACTAGATTTTTATTATCATCGTAGGAATCAAAAAGTTTTTTCTGATTATCTGTAAGAGGATCAATGTCTAGAAGTAGATCCCAATTAATGGGTTTCTTCCTCTTCATTTGCTTAGCGGTCATACCAACGCCGATTGGTTGGTCGGGATTTCTTCTTTTTCTTGCCATTAGATTTTCTTAACAAGGGACTTAGGAGCTTTAGATGCTTTTTCAAGTACTTCATTCCAACCAGGATGTTTTTTGATGAGTTGATCTTTCCACTCACCAACCTCTCCAAGAGAGGCACACCCTTCAGACCAGTCTCGATGCCAGTCTGGATTATCTTTATACCATTGAGTGATTTCATGAACACTCATTTGAATAGTCTTTCTTTCCCCAGTCTCTTTATTAATAATAGGATAAGTCGCCATATGTTACATTAATTTGTAAGAATATTTATTCAATAGTAATAGATCTCTGATCGTTACACTCAGGACAATCCTCTCTAGACCATCCCAATGCAGATGAAATGGTAGGGAACTGACAACCAAAAATACAACGAATTGCTTCTGCAACTTCCATATGTTCTTTTTGGGTTCCATTAGCAGTACGAAGATCGATGTAATGAATCCAAGACCTTATAGATCCCGACATGTATAATCTGGTTTGTGTTGCCTGTGGAAGAACAAATCGAGCACACTCTTTTGCAACGCCCTTACTTAAAAGTTCATTATAAAGACTTAAACTATGCTCAAAGTGCATACGAATTCGTTCTTGGAGTGTTAGTTTAACATAATCTGCAAGATCATCAGTAGAATTTTGACGATTCTTCAAATCCTGTTTTCTCAAATCTGGGACAGGAAGTTCAAGTTGAAGTTCTTGACTATCAGCATATCTTTGGGAAAATTGCTGATATGTAAAAGATCTATGCCTCAAAATTTGAGTTGCAATTGCTAACGATGTATTAATTTCAACAGTCATAAAAGCATGTTCAAAAATGCTCCAGTGTTGATGCTTAATACAATACTTTAAAAGACCTTCAAAATTATCATTCTCTTGATTTTTTGGATTGCTTACCCTTGCACAATAAGCAATATGTTTTTCTGCATCAGGAGTAATACTAATTAATTTAACGTCTGGTTTCATTTTAGTCCTCAATCTTGGTAATCGTCTTCATCAAAAACTTCATCATAATCTAATTCTAATAAAGGAACAGTTTCAAATTGATAATCATCCTCATCAGAATAAAGTTCTGCTTTTAAAATACTTAATGTATTTTCCAAATCACTTACAAGTAGTTTTAATTTTTCTACATCCATTTGGTATCAATATCCTCATAGATCATAGCATAAAAAAAGGAGGGGATCAACCCTCCTTTACTTCAAGCAACTTGTGGTTGCTTTGCCATATTTAGTTGTGCGTTATGAAGGAGTTGCTCCTTCTTTGCTTTTCTTTTAAGGTAACGAACGAAGTAAGTATTCATTTATGTCCCTCCTTTACAAACTTAACACCACGATAGGTTTCGTTGTATTGTTGGGGTTGTTGCATCATTTGTTGTTGATACTCTAAACGTTTTTGGGTGTCATATTCAACACCACGATATACGACTTTAGACATTAGGTTTTCTCCTTAGTTGTTTAAGTTAAAGAGCGTTCCTTCAGTCAACCTTTGCGTCTATGAAACAACCTTTTTTTGTTACTTGTTTAATTTCCCAAATAATATCATTCCTAATTTTAGGAGTGATATTTGGGTGTCTATCCACACGCGCAATCATAAATTGTGTCTGTAAACAAGTTAACAAAAGTGTTTCCATAGATGAACGATCCGTTCCGAGTCGGCTTACTTCCGTCCCAAAGGGATGAACGTAAGGTCATTATAGACCTATTGAGTTATATATGCAAGTACTTTTGTAAAATACAATACAATTCTTAATCTCTCTGTCTCCAATCTTCTGGTTTATCCCCAGAAAAGAAATCAATTATATCATCAACACTATTAAATCCCGTTCTATGATTTGATGGATCTGGATCACCCAAATCTAAAGCATTCATAAATCCATCAAGACTATCTTCAGTCATGTCTGGATTTGCAGCACGTCTTCTTGCTTGCCTTAAAATAGTTGCAGCAGAACGATTTGCTTTGGCAAGTTTTTCTGCCCAAATCATGTCTTCAAGTTGAACTTCCTCATGATTTACAATTCGATTACAAATGAATTCTAAGCGAAGACGATATTGTGTAGAGAGCATAGACTTCTCCAATTATAGTATATTTAGTTAACGCTCAATATAACTAAGTGTATGATTTTGAGCATAAAGTTGCTGAATAATAATATCACATCCAATTTTAGGATTGCAATCACCACAGGTATAAACATCAACTGCTGCCTTACCTTCCTCAGGCCATGTATGAATACTAATATGACTTTCAGATAACAAACAAATTACAGTAACTCCTTGTGGTTCAAACTTTTTTGAAATTGTTTGAACTACAGTAGCGCCACTAGCAACTGCTGCGTTTTCTAATAAGTCTATAAGACAATGCTCGTCGTCCAGAAGGACAAACGAGCATCCGTACAAGTTAAGTAAGTAATGCTTTCCCATTTATAATGTAAATTAATGTTTTTTATTTATTATTCAAGATGATCTTCATTTTGCATTTGTTCTTCCAACAATTCAGAAACAATTTTCTCAGTACCATCAATTGTTTTTACAGTGTACAATGAAGATTTCATATATTTTTTAATTTTTTTATATTGCTTCAGAAGTTTTTTTACTTCATCATCGTTAATAACAACGACCGCTTTACCATCTTTAATTTTTTCTGCACCAAATCCAGAAGTCATTTTTTCTTTTTTCCCTCCTTAGCAACATACCCCCAAAGTTTAGGGTTTACTCTCCCTTCAGTTTGTTTAAAAGATTTTAGTCCTTCCTTATACCTATCCCAATAATAATCAAAAATTTCAACTTTTTTTTGTGTATTTACGATGTCGTACATCAATTGACCATCACATTCATATTCGACCAAGTATGCACTATAGGGCAAACTTTTATCGTTTGCTAGTTCGGGATTACAGTTTTGGTGAATAAATTGTAATGTCAAGATCTACCTCCCCAAGTAATATCAGGATATGCTTCGGCAATAATTTCTCGCGTTAATTTATACTTTGTAGTGAGAAGTTTATCCTTAACAAGAACCATAATTTCTGCTTCAAGAGGATGAAGTCCTTCAAGCATTTGGATAAACATTGTTTCTCTACGAAGAGAACTTAAAGAAGGATTTCCACCTTGCAAATAATTATAAAAATTCTGCCATTCTTTACGAATTGATGTGTGCCTGGTTCTAATAAACTCATCAGCTTTACTCAAACCAGGAACATTGTTTCCTTTATTAATTGCATTAGAAAGAGTATCATTTATTGATGATTGTTCATCAACTCTTGCATAAGGAACTTCTCCAGGTGGAAGTAATGAAATAATAGATTCATCAAAGTTCCAAATTAAAATTGCAACTAATGCATCATTTCTATATTTTTTTAGAACTTCTACTTTAGTTGCATTGCTTCTTTGTTTATTAACCAATTCCAGAATTTCATGCTGAAAAGGATTTGCTTGAAGTTCTGGAATTGGTTTAGGGTTAGATTTTTTATTCGTCGTCGTCTTCTTCGTTGTCGTATTCGTAGTCATTTTCAAATCTCACTGCTAAAATTTCATCGGGAATTACGTTTCCATTTTCATCAAACATTTCTGGATGAGTATAAGCAACATAATTTTTTTCAATTACGTATTGTTTTGCCATCCATCCAACAATGCCACCTACAAAAAAGAACATGATAGAAATTAATGTTCCTAAGGTGAGTGCTACTGCTAACATCTTCTTTCTCCCGAGAGTTACTTTTTCTTTATATCAAGACTTATTTCAAAATAAAAATGGAACTCTCGACGGAAGAGAGAAACCATTTTACCAAACATTATTTGAAATGTCTTTGGTTTTGGTTTTTCTTCCCTCCTATTATGCTGTCGTAACATCAATTCAAACCCACGATTAATACTGGGTTCTTGATTATTTAGTTTGCTTTTTTCTCCTTCCTGGTCTCTTGTCATGACTATATCTCCAGGCATCCTCTAAAATATTATAAAGATAATTTCTAATTTTTCTTGCTTGAGGTTTAGGAATATGCCCGTATGCTTCTCTAAGGAATTTATGAGCATTGTCAGATCCACCCTCAAGATACTCATCCAAATCTAAAATAATACTATTAATATTGCTAGCAGTAACACTACCAATAAATTTTTCAATTTCAATTCTTTTAACACTTTTAGTTTTTAAATAATCATAAAAATTAAGAATAAATCTACCTTCAAAAGCATAATCAATAGCTCTTTCAACGTCAGTATAAGTGTCAAAAAGTGTGTCTTCCATTTAAATAATGCTATTCTCCTGCAAATACTTTACTGTATCAATGCATCCACCTAGATGCTTATCGTTCATAATAACTTGAGGAAATGTCGATCCATACCCAAATTCTTGATAAAATTGATCTCTATTAAAGTGTTCATCAAGGGTATACACAACATAATCCAAGTTCGCTAATTGTAGAACTTGTTTAACTTTTTCGCAATATGGACATCCGTTTTTTGAATAAACTGTAAACTTCATATTTCTTTATAAATTTAAAATTATTTAGTGTTGACTGGTATTTGCTGGTTAGCAGGTAACCAAACTTGCTGCTGAAGTTCTATATGAGGAAGTTTTTCTTTTGCTGCAGGCAATCCTTGCTGACCAGAGAGTTGCTTATCCGTAGTAGATGTTACTGTAATTACTTGATCCATAATAAATTTTTGCTTGTGATAACTTCTTTTATCTGGATCAAACCCAAATAACATTATAGCATCTTCTTCTTGACCGCATTGAGCGATTACCCTACCTGTTCTTTTTTCAATTACTACCCAATAATCATACATCTTTTTTCTTCTTCAATGGTTTAGGTGGTCTGTAAAGTTGTGGCCAAGTATCTCTAATAATCTCGGCAAGTTTATAAGGGGTCTCTGTACTTATCATTAAAAAAGGGAGGTCTCCCTCCCAGTATATCACAGAGCATTACCTCGTGGCAAGACCTCCTCAGGGAATACAAAATTCTCATGTGGTTGGTCAGTGGGTGCCATCCAAGCACGAAGTCCTTCATTTAGAAGAATGTTCTTGGTGTAAAAGGTTTCAAACTCTGGATCCTCTGCTGCTCTAATTTCTTGCGATACAAAATCATACGCTCGTAAATTGAGAGCAAGACCGATAATACCAATACTGCTAGTCCACAAACCCATGACAGGAACGAATAGCATAAAGAAGTGAAGCCAACGCTTATTGCTAAAAGCAATTCCAAAAATCTGAGACCAAAATCTATTGGCAGTAACCATTGAATAAGTTTCCTCTTCTTGAGTTGGCTCAAACGCTTTAAAAGTGTTTGCTTGTTGTCCGTCTTCAAAGAGGGTGTTTTCGACCGTTGCACCATGAATAGCACATAGAAGAGCACCTCCTAGTATACCAGCAACTCCCATCATATGGAAGGGGTTGAGGGTCCAATTGTGGAAACCCTGAAGGAACAGAAGGAACCTGAAGATTGCTGCCACACCGAAGGATGGAGCAAAGAACCAACTGGATTGTCCCAGTGGATACATCAGGAATACTGATACGAATACAGCGATAGGACCAGAGAAAGCAATGGCATTGTAAGGACGGATACCTACAAGACGAGCAATCTCAAACTGGCGAAGCATAAAACCGATTAGGGCAAATGCACCGTGGAGAGCAACAAAGGTCCAAAGCCCTCCAAGTTGGAACCACCTGACAATATCTCCTTGAGCTTCAGGACCCCAAAGTAAAAGAAGAGAATGACCCATAGCGTCTGCAGGCGTAGACACAGCTGCCGTGAGGAAATTAGCACCTTCAAGATAAGAAGACGCCAACCCGTGGGTGTACCAGCTTGTAACAAACGTTGTCCCAGTAAGCCAACCACCAAGGGCCAGATAAGCAGTGGGAAAAAGAAGTAATCCAGACCAACCCACAAAGACAAAGCGATCTCGTTTAAGCCAGTCATCCAAGACATCGAACCATCCTCGCTGTGAAATAGGTTGTGAAAGAGTAGATGAAGTCATAACCTCCTATATCATTTCTCATATTTATGTTAACATATCGTAACAAAGAGGTCAATGAGTGTTTTTACTCAATCAAAAGACTTTATCTAACGTGATGACCACCAAACATATAACGCATTCCGTTCAAGATTTTTGCCCCGAATGATCCGAGATTGCGTGAGTTAAATCTTTCAAAT